TTTCTTGACCTGCTGGTAGCTCTGTGATGGTGATGAAGCCTTTGGCATTGGAACCTCAGAGCGCTGCACTTTCTCCATCTCCTCGCGGCTAGGGCGTGAACCCTTGGTTGCGTAGCCACAATTGGCCAGTCCGCGCCCAATTGCGCTGGTCTCTGCGTTCTCGGCATGACTTGTTTTATTGACTGGTGACGCACCACGGACTTCTTCTGCGTATCCGGTTGCCACTGGACGATCATCTTCACGGTTGAAGTAGATTTCAGCACGCACAAGAATGCGGTTGTCGTCGTAGTAGTGGATTGATGTAAGGATGCGACCCTGCTTGTGGTCTTCCCAAAACTTAACGAGCCGATCTTCAACGGTCTCGTAGTCTGCGAGGTTAAACATTGGCATTACTTGCTCCTTTTTGTTGTTCTGATTGTTCTGTATTCGGTTTGCTTGATGAACTTCTCCGCCAGTGCCGGATGCTCTGACTGGAATCTTGTTGTGTCGAAAGATGATTTCTTGGATACTTTCCACGTGACCACCTTATCGCCGTTAATGGAACCAACCTCGCAACCCTCAAGCGCCATTGCGATGGCTGTCTTGGCTTCTTCCTCCATAGAAGTTGCTTCGGCTTTCATCTTACGTGCTGTCTCTAGTTGATCCAACACTTCGTAAAAACTTTCAGGCAACTCTTTTGTGGCTGAGTTTGCTGGGTTAAGAGCACTTGCATTTTCGTAGCTCATCTGAGCGTTTGGTGGTACAACACCTTGATCGATGTACCCCAAGAACTCACGGCAAGCTTGAATGTGATTTTGTTTCTCATCTGATGTGACTATCTGAGTGTGACGATGAAACTCAAGCGAGCTATCCAAGATGCCCCACTCAACACGGTCGGAGTCAGCACAGATTGCCTGATGAACACCTTGCCAGTACCACATGTCCGACAGTTGACCTGTCCACATTTTGTTTGATGTTTTAATCTCAACTGGAATGCCGTCAGGGGTAATTCCGTCAAGTGTGGCAAGTAGGCGAACCGAGTTGTCGTCCGTATTAAATGCGTACAAGATTTCGGGTGTCAAAACTTCGACTCCCTCCATGTCGGCGTACCACTTTAATAGTGTCGGCTCGAATCGGTTTCCGCGCTCCATCGCCGCGTTCGCTTGCTTCGGTGTTGGAGGGGTTTCCGACAACAATTCAATTGCAAGGTCGGCTGTCGTCATATACGGGTTTTTCCCGTGTACTGCCGAAGCAACCGAAGCGGTTATGCGTGAGAAGCCCTCTTCATCCTTCCAGCGTGCTGTCAGCCACTCTTGGCTTCCGTGTTCTGGCTTGCTTACCGTGTACCTGAATCCGTCCATTCTTTTCTCCCTTTTGTTGTTTGTTAATTACTCTTAGCGACTGGATCATTGCGATTGGAACGTGAGTCACGTTACCGATTGTGTGCACCTTTGGCAACTCTTGTAAAAAGAATGTGCCACACAAAGTTATGTAGTGTTGCTGGCAGCCAACCCACACATAACCAACTGTAATCGCTATCTGATCCTCTGGCTTGTATGTTTCCGTTTCCGTCCAACCATTAGATGCGTCATAAGCGTCACGCCAAGTTACCTCTACAAGCGACCATGGTTCGAGTGACTCTACTTGCTTGTCTATTGATTTGATTCTCATTAGTCCAACCAACACGTGTACTCGGAAGTTACACGTCCTTTCTCTGGGTCTACGAAGTGGAGTCTTTGCGATGGTTGACCTACTGCAGCAATAAACGCACGAGCGTATTCGTTGTGTGACTCTGGTGAGCCTGACACAAAGATACGACCGGCGTTTGCCATTGTAAGCGTCATCGGTGTATGGAAGTGTCCCATGTACACATCTTTGAATTCGTCAACTACTCCGGTTGACCAAGCGTTGCACTTACGCAAAATTCCAAACGCTGGTGTGTTTCCACCAAAGCTGTTGATTTCGTCGCCGTGTACAAGTAACGCACGATACTTTCCAACCGTGACTATCTGGTGCCAGTCGCCAGACTGTTGCCAAGTCACATTCTTCAGGTCTTCTGTGCGGTCGCTCGTAATCTTGTAGGCAACACGATCAATGTTGTCTCCGCCAGGCATGTCGCCTTTGCGCCCCAATCGACCGTGGTTACCGTACTCGCATACAACGTGAACTTTCTCAAAGTATGTAGAGAACGTACGAACCATCGTTTCCATGATTCGACTCACCTCGAACAGCTGTTCAAAAAGATGCGCTTCAATTTCGTAAGCTTGGCCGGGGAAGATTGACACTCCCTCTACCATGTCGCCGCCGAACATGAGCACACACTCTTTTACAGGGTGATGCGCACGCTGGATATCAGTAAGTTCAGTAACCTTTCTTGCAAACTCTTCCATTCTTTTTGAGAGAGTTGCGATGTCGTATGACTGAGTCTTCTTTCCACACTGCCAATCGGTTGCATGAACAAGAGCTACCTCAGCCTTTGCTTTACGAGTGTCCTTCTTTGGTAATACTGGTGCTGATTTCGCATTGCCAGTAGCCAAAGCCGCATCCTTTGCAGCACGATAAACCGCATCAATGATACCTTGAGACTTGATCTTGGATCTTGATTCAGCAAGCTGGCTTGTTTTAAGAGCACGCCTAAGTTCTGTAATTTCATTCTGCAACTCTACAGACTCTTGGAACTTACTACTCATTTTTGCCTCCATCGTTGAATAGTCATTACAGAAATTTCTATGCCAAGGTCTTTGAGCGCCCTGTGTATGGCTCCTGCTGATAGACCAGGATCATCCATTGCTGACATAAAGTCTTTGTATGAATCTGGGTCTAATGTTGCTTTGATTTTCTCTTGAGCTGATGGTGTTCGTTTTGCTGATAGTGCTTCTTTGAATTTGCTCATGTGCTTTCCTCCTGTTCAGACACGTTACACCACGATTTAACAATATGCAAGCATTGGGGAGGTGAGCCCTAGTCCGACCACTAGGGCCACCTCAACCCACACACAAGGGAAACAAGGGAGGAAAACCTTGTGCGCACTTTTAATTTAGCACAGAGTTGTGCTTAAGCCTGCTGACGGGTTTAGCTCGGCTGGTGCTTGGGGTTACATTCACACTGGATTTATTGAACTATTGAGTGTGTGTGCTTCCTCCGCCCCACCCCCCGGCCTTCAGTCAATCACCAAATTTTTTGAATTGCAACTTTATTTTTTATGCTGCTCGATGTGGTTGGTCAAACGCTCTGAGACACTGTCTACTTTGTCTTCCGTCCGGTCTTGAGCCCGGCGCATCAAACGCAACATTGCCATGACTGTGTCATGGTCTTTCTTGTTCTCTGCCTTAAAGCGCTGCAGCACTATGGCTAAGAGAGAAAAACTACCGCCAATACAAGCAACCCAAATAGAGGCGATACCAGTGTCCACATCAAGCAGGCTTTCCTACAAAGCGGATGTGCCAGGGCTCTGCGCCTTTACCGTTTGCGTCACCTAGAACTTCATGCGAGAACCCAAAGCGCTCTTCATTCGCCAGTAGCCAAGCAAGGATCTTGCCGTTAGCATTTGCCACATCGACCGCAATGCCGTAAAGATGGCGCGATCCACGAGCTTTGTCGTTTGCCGGGTCGTCATAAGGGGTAGCAAGGATTGCCATACCTTTCTTCAGGTACCAGGTTTCACCGTTCCAGTTCTTTGTTGACGCACCAGGAATGGGCTCCTTCTGGTAGCGTTGGCGGAATCCTGCCTCTTGCTGTGCGACCGAGCGGAGTGTGTCCCCGGCTGAAGTCGGTTTAAGAACTATGCCTTCGGCTTTAGCTGCCGCAACCATCTCTTCCCACGCTGTTGCTGCGCACTTTTCGAGCTTGCCTCCGCCCGTAATGGGTGCGACCATAGCTGGTGTAATCTCAGAAGGTTTCTTGCCTTTAAGATGTTCACACCAGCGGATTGGTTTTACAGGCCAGCTTGGCTTTGGCATTATTCAGCCTTAGGCTTTGGAGCTGCGGCACCAGAGAATGCGATTTCAATTTCCTCTTTGGTGAGTGATCCGTCAACACTAAAGCGCAAGAGCTTTTCAATTACTTGTGCACATGCCATGATGCCAGCAAGCGCTGCTGACTTCCAGAGCTGAACGCCGATGAGAGCGCCACCAGCTACAGCTGCGAGTGCCGAAGATCCAAATAGTGCGAAGATGCGGAACGCGATGTTCTGGAGTTTTGCCATGTCAGTCTTTCTTTGATAGGGTTAATGAAGAGTGTACCAAAACGGCTATGCCTGTAATTAGGGCTGCCTGCCGGAGCGTAGGCCCGGATAGGGTAATGAGAACCATGCCAGTCCCGGCCCAAGTCCAAGAGTTGTCCGCTAGGTAATCAAGAATCTTTTTCACTAGTTCTTGATTCTAACACCAGCCGCTGCGAGGGTTATGCCCGCCGTAATAGCTACCAATGTCCGTCGTGTGCCAACCGGCACATTGGAACCAATAGGGACATAGGTATCTAAGCCGGATTTGAAGATGTCGATTTCATCCTCAAAAGCTTCACGTACTTCACTGGGAGCTTCCTGGACCGCTGCAATCAGTTCTTCTGTCTGCTCCTCGCTTAGCTCTTCCACATCGAGAGCTTGGAATATCTCAGCTGCTTGTTCGCTGCTAACTACAGCAAGCACTTCGGGAGATGTAGCAAGCGCTGCTGCTTGTTCTTGTGTTGGCTCTTCGGCAAGGATTGCGTCGATTACCTGTGCCACCTGCTCTGGTTCCAGTTCGGCTAGGGCTTCGACGAGCTCTTCTACGCTCTCGGCTTCTTCAATAAGAGACGTGACCTGCTCTTCGGTGAGCGAAACGTCTGGCTCTAAATTTGGCTCTAAATCTGGAGCGATGGTGGAGGTGGTCGTTTCCTCGATAACCTCTGGGTATGTTTCTTGACTTGCTTCAGTTGTCGTGGTTGTTTCTTCTGGAGGCGTCTCCTCTTGGATGGGCTCCTCTACTACTGTCGTTGTGGTGCCTGTCGGCACTTCAACAATCTCTTCAGGAACGGAAGGCTCAACAGGTGCTGGCTCGTATATTTGAGGGGGTTGAGTAGATGTTGACGACTCTGGCGGTAGTGTCGTGGTCGGGGCTAATACTGACGATGTTGTTTGCGGTACGGAAGAAGTAGTAGTCGAACTAGTCGTCGTAGACGTAGTACTTGTAGTCGAAGAACTAGTTGAGCTCTCCGGTAAAACCACCGTCGTACTTGTCGTTGTAGTACTTGTCGTCGACGAGGTTGTAGTGGTCGTACTTGTCGTCGACGAAGTTGTAGTGGTCGTACTTGTCGTCGTTGTCGAACTCGAAGTTGAGGTTTCTGGAACTGTCGTAGTAGTCGGGACTGTGGCAGGGACAGTCGTTGACGGAACAGTAGTAGTACTTGTCGTCGACGACGTCGTGGATGTTGTTATAGATTCCCATAGAGACAGGTTGCTAATAGAAAGAATACCAGGCGAGCAACAAGTATCTGTTGAGTATTGCCGGAACGAGAACAAGTCACCCTCATCGACCGGTACGGACAGCGAACCTGTCGCATTGTTCTGTTGTGTAATCAATGTGTATACGCCGTTGATTCCGTACTGTGGCGGGTCGTACACCCAACCATCAGTCGTCTGATATGCCCACTCAAAATCTATTGTGTCCACATCGGCCGGGATTGTGGTCTCAATCTTTACCCAGTGGGCAGCACCCGAACATCCGCCTTGGTCTGGGCCATGCAAGATAATTGTGTCGTCAATTACTTCTACCGAGCCCGACGTTGGACAAGACTGGCTGTACGTCCATTCACCTAGTGTGTCGGCTTTAGCTGGCTTAGTAAACAGGGCAAACGCAATAGCCGGAATAATTATTAACCAGCGGGATTTCACCAGTCAACACCAATGTTTAAGTTTATGATTCTTCTTGTCGGAAAAATCATTGGCAACATTCCAGAGTGATAAGTGTTTGTCCTAAACACAATCATTGAATTTTTTTTGGGTGTAACTCTGTAGATTATTTCTTTACCAGACTCATCGTAAAATACAGTGTCACCATCGCAGTCCTCTAGATAGTAAACAGCTGAATACCTTTTAACCTCTTTTGTCTCTGGGTGTTGGTGCGCATCAATGTGTGGAAAGCCGTCATGCTCTTTTCCACAGTTCATGGTTAAAACCGCATAGCATGAATAGATATTGTTTAGTTGGCTACCCGTCTGCTCTGCCGCCTTCATTGCAACTGGCACAACAAGTGGGGCATACGAAGATGTGTCTTGGTTCTCGTATATAAAGTTGTGTTTGAAACCGTACTTTGTTATGTCCGAAGAATCTTCGTTAAAATTTACATCGGAAAACATGTACCAACCAAAGTTGTTACCGTTCATGACATGCATGATTTCATCAAGCATTGGCTCGCGCAAAGCATTTTCTATGTAGAACGCCTCAATTGTTGAGGGTATGTTCTTCACGACTAGCTATTTAGCCACTCTAGGTGGTCTACCCACTTCCACATCTTTCCTTCTTCGTCCCACTCGTAAACATCACCATCGGAAGGATACGGTACTGGTGCTGTCCACTGATTTGAAGGATTTAGAACCCACGAATCATAAGGTTTAATCTCAATAAAAGCATCAAGTTCTGGGTCGTATGTTCCACCAATAAAAGCATAGTTTGACCTAAATTCTTTTTCTACTGAGGTTTGAATCCAAACACCATCAATACCAAGTGAGGAAATATAATCTTTTCCTATCTGCTCTGAATCAGGGAAAGGTACGTCACCACAGTCACTATCTGAAACAACAATTACATTTTTAACTATGTTGTTTTCTACTAATGCAAAATGTGCCATGTTCAACTCACCGTCAAGTTTGCTGTGCTAGTAAAAATGTGTGCCGTGTAACCGCCGTAGGTTGCGGTAGATCCACCAGAAATAGTTCTCGTTCCTTTGTTTGCTGTTACATACCTGATAACCGCATATCCAGTTC